CTCCGCGCCCGCGTGGCCGAACTAGAAGGAAAGTAAAATGGCAATTGTAAATACATGGAGCGTCTCAAGTCTTGACGCATATCCCGAAGCTGAAGGCCACAGCGATGTTGTCTTTGGTGTCCACTGGCGTCTTGATGGCGTTGACGGCGAACACGCTGGCAGCGTCTATGGCTCACAGGGCGTTACGCTCGATCCGTCCGCGCCTTTCGTCCCCTATGCCTCACTGACCGAAGAGCAAGTGATTGGCTGGGTTAAGGACGCCTTGGGCGCGGAACAGGTTGCAAGCCTCGAAGCCAACGTGGCGCAGCAGATCGCGGATCAGGTGAACCCGCCTGTCGTGCATCCCGCGCTTCCTTGGTAAAGGCTTCTGTCGATGGACATGAACTTCGGTTTTGACACGCTTCTCACAATCATCGCTGGCGTCTTTGGCCTTGTTGGTGTGTGGACGCAGTTGAGCAATCGTCTCGCTATTCTTGAGACGAAGCTGGATTATGGTGAAGAGAAGTTCAATGCCATCGACAAGAAGTTTGATGAGGTAATGATGCACCTTCGCCGGATTGAAGACAAACTGGACAATAAGGCTGATCGGTAATGGCTTTTAAACTAGGCCCACGTTCCCTGCTAAATCTTCGCGGCGTGCATCCTGATTTGGTGCGCGTGGTGAAACGTGCGATCAGCATTTCCAAGATAGACTTCACTGTGATTGAAGGTTTGCGAACCTTGGCTCGGCAGAAAGAGCTATTTGCCAAGGGCGCAACCAAGACAATGCGATCACGCCATATCCATGGCTTTGCAGTGGATATTGCCCCCTACGTCGCTGGCAGCATCCGTTGGGACTGGCCGTTGTTCGACCACATTGAAGAGGCCATGAAAGAGGCCGCTCGATTGGAGAATGTGCAGATTACTTGGGGCGGTGACTGGAAATCGTTTAAGGATGGCCCGCACTGGGAGCTTCCTCATGTTAAATACCCTGATCCAAAATGACAATTAAAGAACTTGAAGCCGCCCTGCTTGAACGTGTCCGCGTTTGGTGGAGGCCAGTAACGTGCATTGGGATTGCGGTTGGCGTTATCGTTAACGCTGTCGTGCTGCCGATGATTACAAAGTCTCCAATATCACTTACTGATTTGGCGGCGACAATCGCATCTTGTGCGACAATTTTTGCGGTGAGAGAATGGGGCAAGATAAATGGGGCCGATTAATCCGATCATGGGCTATGTGGCGGCAGGCGCTCTTGCTATTGGCCTCACCGCCGGATGGAAAATCAAAGACTGGCAGTGCGACGCCGCTTATGCTGCGGCTCTGGAAAAGGCTGAGAAGCAACGCCAGCAAATGCAAGGAAAGATAGATGAGGTTTCTACGCTTTACCAAGCCGAACAAGATAAAACCGATGTCGTGGTCGCCGGAGAGCGAGAGACGATCCGTGAGATTTACAAAACGCTGCCTGTGGCTGATCCTAGCTGTGAGCCTGATGTTCGTGTTATCGGGTTGCTCGAAGGCGGTATCAATCGTGCCAATGCCGCTGCCGCCAGCGAACCTAGCAAGTAACTGTCCTCCTCTTCCAAATCCGCCGTCCACACTGACCGATCCTGAACGCGCTATTTGGGAAGTCGAGATTATTGCCAAGTATGGCGACTGTGCATTGCGTCACCGCCGAACGATAGAAGCATGGGAAGAGGCTGTAAAAACGCCCAAGAAGTGATATAAGAACTTTAGTCTTACGCACAGGTAATTAAATGGCGCTTATTCCTATCAGTATCCCGCCGGGTGTTTACCGTAACGGAACCGAACTTGACAGTGCGGGCCGCTGGTATGATGTGAACCTCGTGCGCTGGGTTGAAGGGATGATGCGTCCCGTCGGTGGCTGGCAGGCCCGAACAACGACTGCGCTTACCGGCAAAGCCCGTGGCATGATCGCGTGGCGGTCCAACAACAGCACTCGCTATATTGGCGTCGGCACTCATTCCAAACTTTACGCCATCACGCAGTCGAGTGTGATCGTGGACATCACGCCTGCTGGCTTTACGCCCGGCAACGCCAATGCGTCTGTTGGCGGTGGCTATGGCGTTGGCCTTTACAGTGCTGGCTATTATGGAACGCCGCGTCCCGATGTTGGCGTCGTCACTCCCGCCACGACATGGACGCTCGATACATGGGGCGAATATCTTGTCGGATGCTCAAATTATGATGGCAAGATTTATGAGTGGCAACTCGATACCGCAACGCCGACACCGGCCGTTGTCGTAACGAATGCGCCGACCTCTAATACGGGCGTGCTTGTCACCAACGAACGCTCGATGTTTGCACTTGGCGCATCTGGCAACCCGCGCAAGATTGCGTGGTCTGACCTTGAGGACAACACTGTCTGGACGCCAGCATCAACGAACCTTGCTGGCAGCCTTGAGTTGCAAACGGGTGGCAAAATTATCACAGCTAAGCGTGTTCGTGGCCAAGTTCTCGTGTTGACAGACATCGACGCACACGTTGTATCCTATGTCGGCCAGCCATTCGTTTACACGGCTGAGTTTACGGGCCGCGCCTGCGGTCTTGCCGGGCCAAACGCTATTGCCGTTCAGGACAACTTCGCGGTCTGGATGGGTTCGCGTGGCTTCTATATGTATGACGGCTACGTCAAGCCTGTGTCTTGCGAGGTGTCGGACTATGTGTTCTCCGACATTAACCAAGCGCAGATCAGCAAGGCATACGCGGTCAACAACTCCCAGTTCGACGAGGTTTGGTTCTTCTATCCGTCCGCATCGAGCCAAGAAAACAACCGCTACGTCATCTGGAACTATGTTCAGAACGTGTGGTCAATCGGCCAACTTGGCCGCTCGGCTGGTATTGATCGCGGTGTTTTCGCCAACCCCCTTATGGTGACCGACGACGGTTACATCTACGATCACGAGATCGGGATGAACCACGGCACGGAAAGCGTGTACGCCGAGACAGGGCCAGTGCAGATCGGGCAGGGCGATAACATCTTGTACATTAATGAGATGATCCCAGACGAACGCAATCAGGGCGAAGTCACCGCCACCTTCTCTTCTCGCTATTATCCGAATGGGGCCGAACAGACGTTCGGTCCGTACAGCTTGACGAACCCAACATCTGTCCGCTTCAACGGCCGACAAATTCAGATGAAGGTAACGGCCGTCAACAACTCTGATTGGCGGATTGGGACGCAGCGCCTCAACGCAATTCCGGGTGGGCGTCGATGAGGTTGAAGCTACCGCCAGCACCCGGCGGATATAACCCTGATTATGACGCGCAGCGCAATCGTCTTATTGAGGCTTTTGCGCAGAACGCTTACGTCAAGGGCGAAGATGTTGGAGTATATCAGCCTGCAAAGCTGGTTGTCTCCGATATAGAGTTTGTCACTACTGACAGCCACACGCCTGCCGTGGGAACTTTGTCGTGGAACTCAACCGACCAAACGCTTGACCTTGGCATGGAATACGGGGTTACGCAGCAGATCGGCCAAGAAACATACGCCCGCGTTCAAAACTCTACTGGATCGACAATCGCCGATGGTTCGGTTGTGGGGTTCATTGGGGCTGGGGCAAGTGGTGAGTTGTCTGTCGCAAAATACATTGCGAATGGATCGTCTCCGTCATTCTACATTCTTGGCGTGATGACACACGACCTGCCTGACAGTGGCGAAGTTGGATATTGCACGACTTTTGGCCACGTCCGTCAAATTAACACAAGCACATTTTCCGTTGGAGACATCCTCTACGCATCCCCGACAACCGCAGGGGCAATGACCAATGTCAAGCCGACTGCTCCGAACCTGTCCATTCCGGTCGCTGTTGTTCTAAAGGTCGGCACAACGGATGGTGAGATTTTCGTTCGTCCAGTTGTCGAGCAGCAATACCACAACGGCCAGTTCACCAAGAACACGACAATCACCCCAGCCGCTGCAAATACGGCCTACGCGCTTGCGTGGGACACGACTGTCATTACCGAGGGCATTACACTTACAGGAAGCCCAACGACGCGCCTCACAGTCGAAGATAGCGGCCTGTATAACTTTGCCGCCCGCATCCAGTTTTCGTCTAGCAACTCCAACTTAAAATCTGGATGGATGTGGCTAAAGAAGAACGGGACGACGAACATTTCCTCCAGCACAATCATTGGATCGCTAAAGGATAGCGGCGGTTATTTATCTCTAAATATCAATGACTTCGTTTCTTTGGGCGCAAACGATTACGTCGAATTGATGTGGGCGGTGGGCGATACGGGGTTGCAGCCAACCAATGTTGCAGCGACGGCATTTGCACCATCTGCTCCGACGGCCCATGTAGCGATAACGCAGGTTCAGCAGTAATGGACTGTCAATCTATTTTGTTTTATGGTAAAACCGAAGGAATTGGTGGCATGGCCACACGGGGGCTTTAATGGCGACGACAACTACTACTCAAGCGCAAGCACTTAATCCTTTCATTCAGGATATTCTGGCGCGCAATTATCAGTTTGCTCAGCAGATCGCGGCGCAGCCGTATCAGGCGTATCAAGGGCCGCGTATCGCGGGCTTCCGTCCCGCTGAAGAGCAGGCGTTCGGTGTCGCCACCCGCGCTGCTACTGAACAAGTTGGGATGCCGCAGCTTCAACAAGCAACGGAAGTAGCCCAGCGCGCTGCCGGTTATACGCCTCAGCAGTTTCAGCAAGATGTCTCCGGCTTCATGTCGCCGTTCCAGACCAGCGTTATCGACGCCACGATGGCTCGACTGGCCCAGAACCGCGCCGAGCGTGACGCTGCGACCAAGGCTCAGATGGCGGCATCGCGGGCATTTGGCAACGAACGTCGTGGTGTATATGAAGCGCAGCTTGCGGGTGAGCAGGATTTGAACACGGCTCAGGTGTTGGCTGATCTCTATAATCGTGGGTACACGCAAGCCGCTGGGTTTGCACAAGGTCTGCCGGGTCAGCAGCTTGCGGGTGCGAGTGCTCTCGCCGGTTACGGCCAACAGGCGCTTGGCAATCAGCAGGCTTACGCCGCTATGCTTCAGGGCGTTGGACAGGCGCAGCGCGGCATGGCTCAGCAGAACCTCGATCTTGCGAGAGCAGACTTCCTCGAACAGCGCGGCTATCCGAAAGAGCAGCTTCAGACTTTGCTGGCCGCAACGCCGTCGTCGTCGCCAGTTACCACAACGACAACTTCGCCGGGCCAGAGCACGCTGAGCCAGATCGGCTCCGCTGCATCCACCGTCGGCGGTATTCTCGATCTCTTCAAGAAGGGTTAATTAGATGGCTGATCCTAATAACCCAATCGAAACTCTTTTGCAGAGCCTCAAGCCTGCAACTACCGCCGCGCTTAATACGGCGGGTTATGCGCCGGGTGCTGGCGCATTTGTTGCGCCGCAGGTTCCGCTACCCCAACTTTCCCCCACTGCGCAGTATGTGCAGGATATGCAGACGTTGATGCAGGGTGGGTTGGGCAAGCTGTCCACAGGAGAGAAACTGGGCGCGCTTGGTCAACTGCTTCAGGCTGCTGGTAGCCGTGGTGCTGTTGATCCCGGTGCGGTGATCGGTAAGGTCCGTGAGCAGCAGATGCAAAAGCTGAACGCTCAGTATCAAATCGCGCAGTTGCAGCAGAAGACCCAGCAAGAAGCCAAGCAGCGTGCGTTTATTCAGCAGTACGCATCGGTTCTTCCTGAAAGCAAGCGCGGTGTTCTCGAAAACGCCGACACGGCTGAAGCGTTTAAGATTGTGCAGGAAGAAGCATTCCGGCCGAAGCAAGTCCTAAAACACGTCCGCGACGCTGCATCGGGGATGCTGCGTATTGAATTTCAGGATGGTTCGTCACAACTTACAGACCGGCCAATGCCGCGCAATACTGAAGATCGCGACGTTGGCGGGGCTATTCAAGTCGTCGATAAGGACACTGGCAATGTTGTCGCAACGATCCCGAAGACTATGGCCCCGGGTGAAGCCGCACGTCTGGCTCAAGCTGAACGCGAGTTTCAGTATCGCGTAGCAAACCCGAATGCTGGTGGTGGTGATAAGCCAAGCTATCTGTATCAAGAAGGCCCAGATGGGTTCTTGTACGCGATTAACAAGGATAAGCCGGAGGCTCCCCCAATTAAGACGAAATTCAAACCAGCTACTGCTAAGTGGACGCCACAAGCCCCCGGACCACTCGGCGCAAAACGATACTGATAGTAACAAGGAGCCTTCATGGCCGAGGAGAAGCCGAAAGGCGACCCAGTATTCCTGACAATCGCCGGGGAGAAGGTAACGCTTCCCGGCGTAACGTCGCTTAACACCGACGACGAACTTTCCGCAGCCGCGAATGATTGGATTGCCAAGAACTATAAGGGGCCGGAGATTGGCGCGCCTGTAGTTTTCCGCACACCGCTCATGGCAGCAGAAGGTGGCTTTGCACCCGGCGAAGAGATTGTTGTCCAAGCCCTGCCGACCCGCCCGTTTGAAAAACCGGCGCTTGATGTGGGCGCAAATGTAATCGGTGAACAAGTTGGGGCGCTAGGTTTTGACCCAGCTACCATGCAACTTCTCGCACCGGATCAAGGCTTTCTTTCTCAATTCAATCGGGCTGCGCTCGAAGCAGCGCAACCTCTTGTACAGAAAATGGAATTTGCGCTTGCCGCGCCGTCGGCCGCGCTAAATACTTTAACGCAACTTGCGTATAATTTTGGTATTGGAAATCAAAACCCACGCCGCACCGCCGCTGAAATAGAAGAAGCACTTAACATCAGTAGTTTGGCTGCTGGTATCGGTCAAGCGCCTAGTATTCCGACAGCACGCCAGCTTGTGCGTGAGACACCTTTTACGCCGTCGATGGCCGCTATCGCCGAACCTACACCGGAAATTCCTGTTGTGCCGACGACGCTTCGTCGTCCGCAAGCTGTTGAACTTCCGGAACCCGCCGCGATCACAGCGGAAATTCCTGAGGCTGCGGTAGCGCCGAAACTTAAAGTCCCACCTGCGCCCAAGATTACAGAAGCTGAGGGCCGGGCTGCGCTCTTAAATCTTGAGAAAAAAGACCTTACCAACCCGACGACAAAGCTGCCCGTAACCAAGAAGGTTGCGGATTTTGCGGCGGATTATCTAACAACCACCGGTCTTGAATGGGATCGCCAATCTCCATTTATTGATTTCTTTCGCCAGCACTATAACGCAGATACACTTCCTCCGGAAACGGTGCAGGAACTGCACAAAAAGTACGACATCCAAGAACTAGATTGGATGGAGATTATGACCGGCGTTCGTCAGACAGTTGGCGATGCGGGTCGTACTCTTGCGTTGTTGCGCACTGCCGCAAATAAAATTCCTCAAAACGCCGCTGATTTGGCGCAGAAATTTAACAAAGAACTACCCCCACCATCTTTATGGGCGCGAGGTGGTAACGCTATTCGTGGGAGTTTGATTGCGGAAGTAGCAAAAGTTACACGCGATCTTGCGTCAAGCGGTATCAATGTTGGGCTGGATGTTTTCACTAATGTAATGGACAACGCCCTTAACCAAGTCCTGCTCAACCCCGTTCGTTCAGTCATGAATAAGCCGGTTAAAGACATTAACTATGGCGATGCGTTTGTTTTATTTTCGCAAAGCCTTGGGCCGAGCCTTGGAAAACTAGTTCCAAAAAAAGCTAGGGATATATTTCCGGGGGGCTTAGGTGAGGCTAGACGCCAGCAGACGACGAACCTGTTAGACCAGCTTGAACGTAATGCTCCTAAAATATCGCGTGAATTTCTTGACACCTATAGCGCGGATAATGTGCGTCCAGCATTGACGGATAGATTTTCTAAAGTTGAAAAGGCGGTTGACGCAACCAATTTCCTTGGCCGGTGGTCTGATGGCATGGTTCGTAAAGCTGTATTCCCGGCTTTCTTGCGCCGATCTGCTACTCGCGCCGGATTTAATTTTGATGAAATGGTCGCTAACAAAACCATTCATACACTGCCGGAGGAAGTAACCGCGAAAGCCCTTAATGACACAGCGGACTTTACGTTTTCACGCAAAGCACAAAAAGACGGACCGATGTTTTTGGGCAAAACTTCTAAGAAAGTTATCGACCTTATCAACAATCAAGGCGGTCCTGTCGGTGCAGTAACAATCGGCTTTCCCGGTTTTATTGCTAACGCGCTTAACTTCCAATACCGCTACGGCCCCGGCATTCTTGGGGCGCTTACAAAAGCGGGCCGAGAAAAGGTTATGCAGGGCGATACAAAGGTTTTGTCCGAAGGTATCGCGGGCATGACCCTGTTGTATGCGGCTATGCAGTTTCAAGACAGCGAGTACGCGGGCAGTAAATGGTACACTGTTAGGATGCCGGACGGCACTGAGAAAGATTTACGCCCTATTTTCCCGGCCCCGTATTTCCTTTTGCTTGCTGATCTTATCAAAAGATTTAACGACGGCACGATTGATCTGGCGTATACCTCCGCAGATATTTTGCAGGGTCTTACCGGCGCGCAGTTTCGTGCTGGCGCGGGCCTATATGTAGCCGATGAACTTATCCGTGATTTAACTCGCGCCGGTAAACTTGGCGACAAGGCGATGGACGCTATCAAGAAAACTCTTGGTAGCGCCATTGGCGGATTACTTCCATACGGAAGTACGGCTAAAGACATAGTTGGCTCGGTCGAGCAGGCTGTTTCGGATAACCCGCAAGAGGCTATTGTGCGCGATACGTCCGAAGCCCCATTCCTTGGCGCAGCTTTGCGCGAAGTGCCTTTTGCGCAAACTCGTTTGCTTAATCTGCCTGAGCAGGAATACGCGGCTAAGGAAGGCCCGGCGCAGACGGTCGATCCATTACTTCGCCAGCTTACGGGTCTTGCGACGAGCAAACCCGCAAACGTAATCGAGCGTGAAATGCGCAGTCTCGGTCTGGACGAACGTGATCTGTACCAAAAGGAAGGTTTCCCTGCGCTTGATCGTCGCCAGCGTCAACTTATGGGGTACTTGGCTGAGTATAACGCCAACGATTATTTTAATTCGCCGGAATACCGCAACGCCGACAAGTTGCGGCAAACAGAAATGTTCCGTGAATTTTACAAGGGCATTCGCGGTGCGGCGAGGGATGTAGTAAAGAACGAGAACGAAAGTTTTGCGTCTTTGATTTGGTACAACGATCAAAGCCGCGAAGATAAAATACGTCTCGACAATGAATATGAAAAATCCGTCGGCAAATCTTTTCGTGAGTTTTACACCCAGCTATTGGAAGCGCCCGTCCCCGCCAACAAGGCAGAGTTCGACGCGCTACCCAAGGGCACGAAGTACACCGATCCCGGCGACTATAAAGTCTATACGAAAGGCGAGTAATGGCCAAGAAGACAAGCGTGAAAGAAGCAACATGGCGGCCGCAGCCCAAAGCAAAGCGTCGCCACAAACCCGACGGGCTTCGCCATCGTAAGTCTTTGGGGCCACGCAGTAACTTGCGGACTAGCTTCTAATACTATAGAAGCTGTCCATGAAGTTCATGGGCATTGACCCCGGCGCGTTCGGGGCTGTTGCTATTCTGGATAAGGATAGCCGAGAACTTGTCATCATCGACATGCCTACGCTCAAGGTCAAGCGCGGGCCGCGTGTCGTCAATCAGGTTGACGCGCACATGCTGGCCGATGCGATACGCCCGCATGTAGACAACGAAACTAAAGCCCTTATCGAGAAAGTTCACGCCATGCCGGGCCAAGGTGTGTCCTCGATGTTCAGCTTTGGCCGTGCCGCTGGTATCGTCGAAGGTGTCCTTGCTGGCTTGTCTGTACCTTTTGAGTTGATCCCGCCTGCGACTTGGACTAAATCTATGCGCACGTTCGGAGGGAAGGACGGTAGTCGGCAGCGGGCACAAGAGTTGTTCCCGGATTACGCTCATCTCTTCGCACGGAAAAAGGACGACGGCCGGGCTGAAGCTGCGCTTCTTGCCTGCTACGCCGCCGAGAGGGAAGACGATGAAACACCTATTCGAGTATCAAAAGGTCGGCGCAGACTTTCTCTGTGAGAACCCGGCCGCGTTCCTTGCCGATGAGCAGGGCCTTGGCAAAACACTTCAAGTTATCGCAGCGTGTGATATGCTCGGTCTAACAAAGGTCGTCGTGGTTTGCCCCGCTATCGCCAAGATCAACTGGCGTCGTGAGTTCGAGAAGTGGGGTACTGTAGAACGTACCGTTCTTGTCTATAGCTACGACAAACTTGTTCAATCGAAGGAGACGCGCAATGAAATCGCAAAGCTGGAGCCAGACGTTCTCGTCATTGACGAAGCGCATTATCTCAAGAACCGTACTGCTAAGCGTACAAAGTATCTATATGGTCAGTACTGTCGCGGCGATGGTCTTGTGCGTTTCGCTGATCGCGTTTGGCTTCTTAGTGGCACTCCCATTCCTAATAATGTCAGCGATTTTTGGACACATCTTAAATCAATCTGGAAGTACCCGCTGAACTTCACCGAGTTTACGACCTACTTCTGCAAGACATGGAACGGCCAGTTCGGGCTGCAAGTTCTGGGCAATAAGACCGAACGCATGGCCGAGTTTAAGACGGTGCTGAAGTCGATCATGCTTCGCCGCAAGGGCGAGATCGTGCTGAAAGATTTGCCGCCCATCTGGTGGCAGGATGTGCCGGTCGAAGTCGATAACTGGAACGACCGAAAGCACATCGACGATCCACGCCAAGCCGAAGCTGTCGATATGATCCTCGCGCATTCGCTTACAAATCAGGACTTGGCTTCCGAGATTGAGAGCATCGCACCTCACATCGCGTCACTGCGTCGCTTAACGGGCGTGGCTAAAGCCGGGCCAATTGCAACACAGATAGCTGGCGAATTGCAAGATGAGGCATATAGCAAAATTGTTATATTCGCCTACCATACCGACGCGATCCAGACGCTCTACGATAAGCTGAAAGACTTTAACCCTGTCGTCGTGGCGGGCGGTATGCCGACGGCCGACCGTCAAGCGGCAATTGACAACTTCCAAAACGACCCAAAGGTGCGAGTATTCATCGGCCAGATCACCGCATGTTCTACGGCGATTACGCTGACAGCGGCCAATCAGGTGGCGTTTGTGGAGATGGATTGGGTTCCGGCAACCAACGCACAGGCGGCTAAGCGTTGCCATCGTATCGGCCAGACTAAGCCCGTGATCGTGCGGACGTTCGGCCTTGTTAATTCTGTGGACGACATCGTGTCTAAGACGTTATCGAAGAAGGCACAGATGATTAGCGAAGCCTTAGATTGAGAAGGGCCGGGGCGACTTCCAAAACCCCGGCCCTTCCTTTCACTTAAAGCAAATCATCAAGGTCCGAGATGTCAGCAGACGGACGCTCCGTGGCAGTAAATTCGTCTGCCGCTGACAACCGGCCATCCATACGCGGACCGTCGCCCACCTTCTGAAGATTGCCGAGTGAAAACGCGACCCCGTTGTTGCCGTTCACGCTGTACGCA